ACAAGCGAGGTGGTAACCACGATAGCTTCACCGTATCAGTAGACAGAGATCTGTCAAGGGTATTTAGCCGTGCATAAACGATTCGAGAAGTATTACGATAGTCATTTCAACGACCAACACGAGGCAAAAGTAAAGTTTCGTGCTCCATTTAACAAGGCAGAAACCAAGGCTATGATGTACAACGCTTGGAGAGCGGGGCGTAGGTATGGGCAGGAGGAACGACAGGGAGGATTAGATGATACCCGAATGGCTAGCTAACCCTGACCCTGAGATATACCGCTCGAAGAACTACGTGTGTCTCGACTTCGAAACCACTAACATAGAGAAGGGTAGTGCACTGGTACCAGAGAATCGCATCGTCCTTGCCGCATGGCAGGGCAGCGACAGCATCATGCACTACGAGTGGGGCGGTGAGCTAGAGCAGCAACGCCTCGTCGAGGCGTGTAACAACGCTGACTTCCTCATTGCACACCACGCTAAGTTCGAACTGCAATGGTTGGAACGGTGCGGGTACGACATAGGGTCACGCCCTGTGTACTGCACCATGCTGGGTGAGTGGGTACTGTGTGGTAACAGACAGTGGCGCTTGAATCTTGATGCGTGTCTCGAACGTAGGGGTATGCCGCAGAAGGAGAGCGTAGTAAGCAAGCTGATCAAGGCTGGTGTCTGTCCATCAGACATACCTAAGTCACTGCTGCTGAAGTATGGCACCGGTGACGTAGCACTCACGCGCTTGCTGTTCCACAGCCAGCTCGATGAGATGGAGGGCACACGCCTACTGCCTGTGGTGTACACACGGTGTATCACAGTAGCACCACTAGCAGACATAGAGACCAACGGACTGCACTTAGATGCAGATGCAGTGGAGAAAGAGTATGAAGAAACCATGCGACAGTATGTCGTCGCGGTCGAAGAGATGGATGAGATTACTGGAGGCATCAACACCCGCTCACCAGCACAGGTTGCCCACTTCGTATACGGAGAGCTGGGCTTCTCAGAGAAGTGCGACCGTAGCGGCACGCCTATCCGCAACAAGCCAAGCAAGCAGTTCCCAGACGGAGCACCGAAGACAGACGAGGCAACGCTCCTCTCTCTGGAATCAACTACGGATGTACAAGCGAAGTTTATCTCGCTTAAGAAGCACCTTGCGAAGCTTAGCTCAGCACTAGACAAGAACCTATCCATGTTCGTAGGTGCTTGTCGAGAGAAGGACGGCATGATCTACGGAGAGCTAGCACAAGGCAGGACTAAGACACACAGGCTAGCTAGTGCAGGTAGACGTACCTACTACGAGATGTTCGATGCCTTCAAAGGATGTCAGTTCCAGAACCTACCTCGTGTATTCAAGCGCTTGTTCAGTGCACGATACGAGGGGTGGAAGTTTGGAGAGGTAGACTACGGACAGCTGGAGTTCGGTACGGCTGGGCACATAGGCAAGGAGCCACTGATACAAGAGGAGATCAGAGCAGGCTTTGATGTACACATGTACACACGAGATGTCATCAGCGAGGTAGACAGGAAGGAGATCACACGTACGGCAGCCAAGGCTCACACCTTCAAGCCCCTGTTCGGGGGACAATCAGGTACGAAGGGAGAGAAGGCATACTACGCGGCGTTTGCTGAGAAGTATCACAATCTAGTGGACACACAGGATGATTGGTGTCATGAGGTAGAGCACACCAAGGTACTCGAGACTGAGTGGGGCATGAGATACTACTGGCCCAATGCTAGATGGCAGCGCAGTAAGTACGGAGGTAAGGAAAGACTCAACGTCAAGACTAATGTATACAACACACCAATACAAGCCTTCGCCACAGCAGAGATAGTACCCATCGGGTTGACTTACATGTGGCACAGATCAAGGGACTGTGAGATGTTCCTTGTCAACACAGTACACGACTCCATCGAAGCGGAGTTCCCGCCTGAAGAAGAGCAACTCTTCTTAGATATAGCTGAGTTATCTATGCTGAATGATGTTTACTTCTATCTATCAGAGGTGTATAATGTACAGTATAGTGTGGACTTAGCAATCGGTGCAACTATAGGTAAAAACTGGGGCGTGCTTCCCGAAGGGGAAGACGAGATCGTAATCAAGATGAATACCCCCTATCCATTAACAAACGAGGTTTAATTTTATGAGTACTTCAATCACAGGTAAGGTAGAGAAAGCGTATAAGAACGACAACGGATACGGTTCTATACTGATCGGCGGTAACTGGTATGGCACAGGCAAAGAAGTGCGTACCGATCTCGAGGGTGCATCAGTATCCTTCGAAGCAGTAAGTAAAGATTTCAAAGGCAAGACGTTCTATAATGTACAAGGTCCTATTGCTACGCAAGCAGCAGCACCAGCCGCAGCACCCGCTGTATCAGGTGGTGCACGTACATCAAGGGACGAGGTACAGATCCTGATCATGCGACAGAATGCACACTCAACAGCAGCAAGTATTGTCTCTGCTGCACTGGCAGCTGAGGCTATCCCTCTGCCTAAGGCTAAGAACGCACAGCTTGATGCGATCCTTGGGTTCGTGGACTCGACAGCAGACCACGTGTTCGGTCGTATCACTGAGGGTACTGCCTTTGAGGCAGCAGACGACGACCCTTCACTGCCACCTGACAGTGACTTCAAAGCAACGGAAGCGTAAGCCATGAGGGGCACGAAGGCTAAGGCAATTAGGAGGTACGTCCGTGAGACGTACCCCTACCTATCTGTCGATAACCTTCACCAAGCTGACGAGAGAGGCACGATCAAGCTTGCACCTATGTGCAGGCGTGCCCTCTCCCAGCACATGAAGCGACAGTACAAGAAGCTATTCAAGAGGACAGATAAATGAGCGAAGACCGAAACGAGTACGACTGCGTACGAGAGACAGTGACTCGCTTGTACCGGTGCGTAGATGACGAACTGCGACGCGTCGATACAGTAGGGGAACTGACTGGCAGTGATGAGCACTACGCTGTCAAGATTACTATTACACAGGAGGACGGATGCCCACCCACCGCAGTGTACGGGGTGTATAACAGACAGACAGGAGTAAGGGAGATCGAGACACGTCAGCTTCAGGCAGCGTTCAAGTGGGTTGATGCTCTGTCTAAGATGACGTACGGTCCCTCTGGTGTAGAGATGCCCGGACTTGAAGACGGAGATGATATACCTCCGGGGCAGATGCACTAATGAAGATCTTAGTCGACGGAGATATTGTTGTGTACCGCTGCGCCTTTGCAGCGGAGCACACACGCTACGTCATAGTAGATGACGACATGAACATGCCTGTGTCTCCTGTATTCTTATCAGCTGCTGATCGTAACGAGTGGTTGAAGGAGAACGAGTGGGCTAAGGAACTAACATGTCAATCATTCAAAGAGTACGAACCAGTGTCACACGCACTATCGAACGTGAAGCATATGATGAACCGTCTAGCACAAGTAGGAGACTTACATGGTATCTTCTTGTCCAAAGGTGACTGCTTCCGTTCGAGGATTGCAACCATGAAGAAGTACAAGGGGAACAGAGATGACGCACCACGACCACGTCATTATGAAGACGTTCGGAACTTCCTCATTAATCAGTACGGGGCGGTCGTGTTCACTTCAATCGAAGCGGACGATGCACTCGCTATGTGTCAGAAAGAGGATACGGTTATTGCATCCATCGACAAGGACTTGCTTCAAGTCCCCGGCAACCACTACAACTGGGTGCACGATGCTAATGAGGACCTTGATTCAGACGGCAAGATCTATGTATCACCCGAGGTAGGTGAGCGTAAGCTTATGCAACAAGTACTAACAGGTGACGCTACGGATAACATCCCCGGCATAGTTGGGATAGGTGAGATCAAGGCACGCAAGTCACTGGCTGACGTGCCGATACCTGAGCTACGTGCTGCGTGTCTAGATATTTGGACATACTACATGAAAAGCTCCGATAAGTTACCTATACCTGACATGCTGTACGACTCGCAGGTTGATGTAGTATCGTACGTACCTTGGTTTGCTCCTCTTGATGACAGTCCTGACAACTGGGTGAACAGTAGCATAGAGGATATCATGCGAGAAGTATATAGACTAGTCAAAGTAGGAGGAAATGATGCGGAGAAAGCGGCCCACCAAGCAGGCGAAGAGGTACTACTCCCCCGCTGAGAGAAAGGGGAAGAGCTTCAAGCCACCTAAACCATACAGGTCATGGCTTGAGGCTGATGTAGCTCAAGACCTAGATGAACAAGGAGTACCGTTCGAATACGAAACAGAGAAGGTGATATGGCATGAGCCTGCAAAGACTAGGTCATACACACCCGACATAAAACTACCCAACGATATCATCGTCGAAGTAAAGGGACGATGGACCGCGCATGATAGGCGTAAGATGGGGTTCGTATTGGAACAGAATCCTGATAAAGATATACGAATGTTGTTCGCAGTAAACAACAAGCTGAGCAGAGAGAGCAAGACACGCTACTCAGATTGGTGTGAACGAAGAGGAATCAAGTACGCTGTAGGTACCAAGGTACCCATTGAATGGATTAAGGAGAAAAGAAAATGATGACAGAATTACTTACAACAGCTGCACTGTTCTACCTAGTAGCCTTTGTGCAACTCAGTTGCTACGGGTGGATTGTGTTTCAGAAGACAGCACCTAAGCTGTTAAGAGCAGGAGCAGGTATCCTTGCTCTTGTAGTATCATACAAGGTAGTGACAGCTAGCTCAACCCTCATCGGATTTCTACTGTCACAATGAGTAACTACCTAAACAGAATGGCAAACGCAACCAACCCCTTCCAAGGGGATGCTAAGAAGGTGTTATGTGTATGCTCTGCTGGTTTGTTACGAAGCCCAACCGCAGCACACGCACTGAGCAAGGAGTACGGATACAACACTAGAGCAGTGGGACACTCACAGGAGTATGCTCTGGTACCTGTGGATCTGGTGCATATCGTATGGGCAGATGAGATCTTATGTGTTGAAGACTCTGTACTACAAGAGATGAACAGGCAGTTCGGTGATGACGCAAGGTACATAAGTACCGACAAGATCTGCTTGGGTATACCAGATAAGTATCCATATGGTGATGATGAATTGGTACGTCTAATACTAAAACAATACTCCGATGCTATGATGTTGGTTGGAGTTAAGGAGAATAGTAATCATGAGTAGTTTAAGGAAACCGGGATTGATACACACCATCAGTGGTAGGGGTATTGATCTTAACAACTTCACAGAAGATGACATCAGTATCCTTGATATTGCGTGGGGCCTAGGCCGCACCCTCAGGTACGGTGGTCACATCGTAGAGGATTACTCGGTGGCACATCACAGTATCATCATGTCATACTATGTAGCAGAGGAGTACGCACTTGAAGCACTGCTGCATGATGCAGCTGAGGCATACATAGGTGATCTGATCTGGCCTGTCAAGGCGCTGTTCCCTGAGATGGAACGCTTCGAGAACGAGCTGGCGCACGTCATCATGAAGCGCTTCGACGTGCCGAGTGCGCTCTCGTGTCACCCCATAGGGCTGCAGAACGGTAAGCTTGTGTACAAGAAGAGCGAACGTGTTAGCAGCGCTGACCGTGACCTACTTGAGCATGAGTGCTTTGAGGTAGGACGTGCTGGTACCTTCCACCCAAACGTAGAGGGTGCGTGGCTAGAGGCAGCGATGGCACACCAAGAGTATTGGTATGCACCGCAGTTCGCTTTCCTCCAGAGGTTCCGTGAACTGATTGGTATAGAGAACCCGTTCGACTTGGTAGCTGATGGTTTGATTGATGAGCTGGACCAGCAGTGGTTCAGAGTCAAGCCTCCTGAAGTACAGGAGAAGACAGAGGAAGCTATCAAACGCATCCTTGCTGAGGAGGAAGCTAAGCTAGCAGAGCAGCCTACACCTGATGAAGAAGAGGCTATCTTGAAGGAGGTATCAGAAGATGAGTAAGCCTGTTGTCATAGGTATCTGCGGTAAAGCACGTGCAGGTAAGGACACGCTGGCCGAGATGCTTGTTGACCATCACGTTCAAATATACGCAGATTGGCATACTACCATATCTCCAATGGCACATCCGATCAAGCTTATGCTGGGGAACTTCTTGTTCCCCTTCGTTCACAACGACTTCAATAAGATAGATGCTGTGTTATACGGAGATGCTAAGGATGAGATACTGCCACCCTTCAATTGTACACCACGTAAAATGATGCAGACACTAGGCACTGAGTGGGGTAGGGGTATCGACGAGGAGATCTGGATTAAGGCTAAGAAGGCAGAGATCGCGCTGCATAATACAACGTGGGAGGTAATACTGATACCTGACATTCGCTTCGATAACGAGGCTGACCTATGTGATGTAGTTGTACAAGTAGTACGTCCTCACCACAAGTCAGATGTAGGCGAGCACTCATCAGAGGCTGGGGTATCTCCACACTTGATTGATATAACCGTCAGCAACGACGGTGACTTAGCTGCGCTGCGGAATGCCATACCAGAAGTATGGGAAGCAGTGCTGGATGCTCTGTTTGGCATGATACCTTGAGGAAGCACAGATGAACTTGTTAACACTAACTAAGGCTGATGTATACCACATCAAGGACGCATTGGAATCTTTCCAAGCGGAGCTAGAGATACTTGAGAACGACAAGGAGTGGTACGTATCCGACTCAAAGGACCGAGTAGATAGTGCCCTGCAAATTCTCTATACTGTACTAGGTATAGATCCTAATAAGGGAACAGATGAAAATGAGAATCAACCCAGAAATCTTGAACTACGCTTCTAACGACAGTGAACGCCGAGTCATTGAGGCTCGGCTTAAGCACACTAGCAACAGGAGTGTAGCTGAAAGACTAGATATGAACAGACGTACAGTAGATCGTATCGTCAAGAGAGTAGAGGACCGTGCCGCAGAGGGAGGGGCCGCTCTTAATGGAGCTAAGGTACTGGTGCTGGACATTGAGACAGCACCTATGATAGGCTATCTCTGGAGCATGTGGCAGAACGGCACTAATCTAAGTGCTATTGAAAGCCAGACGTACATTCTCAGCTGGGCAGCTAAGTGGGTAGGTCACGACACTGTGTTTGCTGATGCACTGTACTACAACCCCGACTACACGGCAGGGACAGAAGACGACAAGCGCATGCTAGAGGGACTGTGGAATCTGATAGACGAGGCCGACTTCGTAGTAGGACACAACTCTGATCAGTTCGATCTGAAGTGGATACGTGGTAGGTTCCTGCTGGCGGGTATGCCACCAACATCACCCACCCGTCCTATTGACACACTGAAGATAGTCAAGAGGAACTTCAAGTTCAACTCCAACAAGCTGGAGAACATACTCCAACTGATGTACGGAGAGGGGAAGATGGATTCAGGTGGTATGCCTACTTGGATTGGGTGCGTGAAGGGAGACGCTGAGTCTTGGGAGAATATGATTGAGTACAACAAGATAGATGTAGTTCAGACTGAGCGTCTGTACTTGGACATCAGAGCTTGGGATCACTTGCATCCTAGTGCTGCTATGCACGTACGTGGTGAGTTTAACTGTACTGTATGTGGTAGCTGGGACGTAGAAGAAGTACCCAACAAGTACGTATACACTAACTCCAGTAAGTACCAGTTGTTCCAGTGTAAGTGTGGTCACAACATGAGAGGTAGGGAGAACCTGCTGATCGACCGAGGTACTAAGTTGATGAACGCCAAGTAATGGAAGTACACGACAAGTTCGTCTTGAGTATAGCTAAGCAGTATGCTCATATCTATAATACGGAAGGAGCAATGGCAGCACAGCGTTACTCTGCCCGTATTATAGGGGACGACAAGAAGCTAAAGGCAAGAGTTCGAACCATGATCAAGGCGATAGCCTTAGGGAAATGATTGATATGAATATATTAACTGATAATGATATCGAAGAGATGAAGGAAGACTGGAACCCGAAGCACTACTTCGATCCTAAGCATGAGCGGTACATCCCTGACCCTGTGGTAAGGGAGATTGCTGCTGCTTGTGCACAGGAGAGATACGACATGACTATCACGGAGTTCCGTGCATACATAGAGGAGTCAGAGCTGTAGTGGACAGACTGTCCATTGCTACCGCCATCAAGATGTACGAAGGTTCAATGAGACCAGCTAATATGCGGTGCGGAAGAAACTTCTTAGAGTATGAAGAAGAGATGAAGTCCATAACCCCGGCACTAGTCGGGGCTATGCTCAAGCTAGATCTGAAGAGCATCAGCGCACCACAGATAGGGAGCAGCCTACCTATCATAGTACTACGGTACCCAGTGATACGTATCATAGTTGATCCTATAGCTGGGAAGTACAACACAAAAAAAGGGCAGGAACACTTGCGTGTCTCTGCCCGAAATTATAGCGGTGATCAGTTTACTTTAGATACCGCGAAGGAGTACCACGATAAGTTTGATAACGATGCTGCTAAGCACAGCATCAGCAAACACCTCGCCTTATGGGAGTCTATTGAGCTTGGCGTTGAGCGCCCTCCAGCTGCATAGCTGCCCACTGCTGGGCCTGAGGCCCTGCTTGCTGGCTATTAGCTAGCATGTTCAAGAACCCAAGCGTATCTGCTTGGTCCCACTGTGCCCACATAGATGCGATTGATGTGCCCACTACCGGAGGGAGTGCACTGATATCGAAGGGCATGGTGGGGTTGACTGGCATAGAGTGCGGTCGGTTCGGGGTCTCTGTCCCCTTATCAGTAGCATCTCCCGGTAGGTCGTCAGTACCTCCGGGTATGGTGCCATCACTAGGTGGAGGGACCGGAGGTCCTGTATCCACTGGAGGTGGTGCCTCTGTAGGTGGTGGAGGAGGTGGAGGAGCACCTCCCGGTGCACCTGCTGGTCTGTTCTGTACGTTATCCATTAGCTTAGCAAACAGATCATCAGTAGACTGCGCTGGTCCACGGTACGTAGGACGTGGTCCACCTTGTGTGTTGTCAGGTTCGTAATGTGTAGGTGGCTGCATGATAGGCGGAGGATTATACTTATCATCAGGCCCCGGCCCTTGTGTATCTGGAGGAGGTGCTGTAGTGGGAGGAGGAGACTGCTGCTCTTCACCCATACCAGCTAACCCCGGCCATATACCACCACCGGTACCGTCTGACCCACCGTCAGGTCGAGCCTTTGCTCTAGCTATAGCACCAGCAGCATCAGTCAACCGTTCATGCAGTCTATCATAGTACGTTTGATTAGCTCCCTTGATTACTGGGTAACCGTATGTATTAATAGCCATCTTAGATTTGCCTGTATGGATTATTTAAGAATGTACGCATTCTATTATCTCGAGGACTCTGACTACGATACCGCCCAGTACTCTCGTCGAAGTCCCTACTACCACCGGTATACCCCACCGTCCCACCATCATCATATCCTCTGCTAGGCCTCTCTAGTTCCCTAGATCTCTGGTTTATATAGTCTTGATAGCTGTTGCGATAGTTATCATAGTTCTGATCAGCCATCCCACCGTAGCCTCCCCAAGAATTATTACCAGTAGTCGCCTGCCAAGGCCTCCCATACCCACCGTATCCTCCGGTCTGACCACCCCAAGGATTAGGTCTTGGTCTACCGGGGTACTGAGGAGGTCTAAACTGATCCTTACCACCGCCCCAATCATAACCCATGTCACCGTGCGGCCTCACATTGCCATAAGGATCCCAACCACCTGTGTCCTGTTGTAACTTCTGCCCTTCCATCTGCTTACGCATCTCTTCAAGCCTACGGAAGGAGTCACCATACCCCTGCGGTGCTGTAGGAGCGCTAGCCTTCGGCTGTAGTCTCTCTCTCTGCTGCTCACGCCACCTATCCATAGGACTTACTGGTTCTTGGTACGCCGTTGGCGCACCTCCGCTAGCCCACAGTTCCTGCTGCTGTTTCCAGTGTGCCCTCTCAGACTCACTAGCATTACTCTTATACCCTCTGGTATCAAAGCCAGCTCTATCCATAGCGATTCTATCGTAGTCTCGTTGCGAACCTGCGCCACCGCCCTTGAATCCGTGCCTATCAAGAGGCCTGTTGATTATGCGACCATAGTCAACTGGCGGCAGGCCACGTGCTTCTCTTTGCTGCCTAGCATACTCCCTATCTGATGTATGATCAGGTACATATCCATCGGGGTTACCTATAGTAACCGCAGGGGCTGTTGCA